TTGCAGTCACGCTGCTGCCAGTTAGATTTACACTTTTCTGGTCTTGATTACGAACTATGACTTGTATGGGATTGTCTACCCCTTGATAGACTTTTATTGGGCGGCTGTACACGACTCGGTTCCTTGTAGTGAATATGCTGGGGTCAAAAACTTGTACCTCGGCAGTATTGGGATAGATATAGGCTTTGACTGTGATCATTTCATATTCTTTTACATATTTAGCGCAGTCTAAAAGTAAAATCCACTTTTGATATGTCCATAAATAAAACGTGGACGAAATAAAAAAACTACTTGAACAATACCCTTATTTGACCCTATTAACATACGGTGGCAACGAATACTTGGGAATAATACAAAACGCCGATGAACAGATTACTACCATCTACGATTTTGCTGGCTTACGAACACCCGAACAAAAGGTGTTGTTCCTCGCCTTGGGCGATACCTGGTGGTGGGAAAGCAATAGGATTATCCCCATCAACGTGTTCTTAAAAGCCGAGTGGAGTCAGTTCAAGTTCTGTGTTAAAACTATGAACAGCAAAGACGTTGAGATCAAAGTAGGACCTCAAGTTAGTCTCAAAGAAATGGCCATGAAGCGTAGCAAACGACGCAGCATAACCCTGGTACGCAAAGTCAGTTAATTGTATTCGTAACTGATTTGTTCACAAATCAAGTTCATGTGTACTGCCACAAGATGTGCATAGGCCACAGCATGGCTCTTTTTAAAACTGTATCCTTCTTCAGTACCATCCCATACAGTTTCGGCAATTTCCCGCCAAGTACGACCCACCAAATGACGCTTGCCCGGGCGTATCAGCGCAAGAAACATGGCCATCCTGGGGATACTATCAACAGGTTCCGGGCACCGCATCAACAAGTCGTGATGTGCGCCAATATGTATTACGAGACTACAAAAACCCGGATCCCGTAATAAATCCCATATGGGCTCCTGTGCCATCAACGCAGTCAAATGCTGTTCGCTCTTTATCTGTGTATATAAAGATACATTCAATAGGTCCAACTTCATATAACCCAAGTCTTCGGCCAACTTGTGATCTATGCTGGCAATTCCAGTAAATGGATCTGTAGGAATATCTGTAGCATACACCCCTGTGTTATGCTTTATTAGTTTACCATCGCGAACAATACCTGCAGGCGTATGTTGCAAATGTTGCAGTGCCGCATCTCTGTCGCCAAAGTCAATGTCAATGTCTGATTTAAATTTCATAAGCCTGCTTTTTGTAATATGTCCTTGACCCATTCAGTGTCGGCCATATAGTCCTTGAACCGTTGTTGCCAGTAGTCGGGATCTATCCACGGCAGTACGATCGCAGTTTGTCCAGGATCCAGTCCCTCAAGAAAAGCAATACCGCTGTCACAATTAAATACAATCCAAGGACTGATCCGCCCAGTACTAATATGGTAAACAATACGATTGCCATTACCATACTGAAAATAGTCCCTATAACCATTCTTAAGTTCTTCATTAGCATCAGCATAATCTTGCATCTCCCGTAATGCCCGCTCTAAGGCGTCTTGTGTGGCTTCACGTCGTAAATAATCCGGAAGCCACTCTGTATATAGTGCATCCTTACACCAATAATCTAACTTCTTATTATTCTTTAAAAGCCAATCAGTATAACTGCCAGTATTAATACAACGAATAGCAACAAGGTGTCTTCCAAACTTAACAAAAGCATTATAGTAAGGACTAGCGGCAAAGTCGTCATATGTTTTCAGTCGAGCACTGCCCTGTGTGGTTTCGTAGAAGCGAATGTATGCCTTAAAGCCCAACTGCACACCTGTTTCTTCGCGTTGTTGATGTCGGCGTTTGGCTTCACATAGATGTACCGTGAGTGTGCTTTCCTTGCGGAACTCTTTGGCACAATACTTACACTTGTGAGTCATTTAATATTCGAGAGAATAAGGGACGGATTAATTCTGCACTGGCTGCGTGTGCCTCTTCTAAAGGATGACTACCCGGGCCAATAGCATAACCCGATTCTTTGGCCCATCCCAAAAAGTTAACACGATCACTCCAACGAAAACATCGTGTGCTGTCTATTTCTTTTGCTAGAATTTTGGCAGCGTCTATATTATAGTTTAACATCATGTCGGCAAAAGTGTAAACATAGGGTACACCTTTTTTGGTCAAATACTGTGATAGAAACACAATGTTCTTTACCGTATGGTATACTGAATACTCAGATTGCATACTGCCAAAGAACTCTTTACAAAACATATTCTTACTGGGAATTATATTTTGCCACCCCTCGTTATGGAAGTAAAATTCGTGGCGGTCAGCAAAGGTCCAATTAACCAACACAATTTCGTCTTTGCCTGTTACAGTTTCTACAACTCGTCTAACCACAGTATCGTTACCGCCTCCGGGTGTCCCGAGGCACACATACTCTAGTCCATGTTGTTGCGCCAGTAGTGCAGGGAATGTACGTTGGCTTGGTTGCTTCGCAAACTCACCAACATCACCAAGTTCGTTGCCCCATACTAAACTGCATCCGCCAGCAATTAACCTCATAGGTGTAACTCATTTAATATTCGAGAGAATAAGGGACGGATTAATTCTGCACTCCGTGCATGTGCCGCATCCAAGGGATGAAGGCCGGGACCGATTGGGTATCCCATCTTCTGTGCCCAACCCAAAAAGTTAACACGATCACTCCAACGAAAACATCGTGTTGTGTCTATCTCGTCGGCCAAGATTCTAGCTGCATCAGTTTTATAGTTTAACTTCGAGCCAGCAAATGTGTAAACATAAGGCACACCTTTTTTATCCAAGTAGTTGGATAGGAACACAATATTTTTTATAGTATGGTATACCGAATACTCAGACTGTACATTGGTAAAGAACTCTTTACAAAACGTGTTCTTAGAGGGAATTATGTTTCGCCATCCCTCGTTCTCAAAGTAAAATTCGTGTCTATTAGAAAAAGTCCAATTTACCAATACCATGTCGCCTTGCTCGGGTTCGGATTCAATTACTTGTCTGACCATGGTATCGTTCCCGCCGTTGGGCACGGCACAACACCAATAGTCTAGTCCATGTTGTTGGGCCAATAATGCCGGGAATGTCCGTTGACTTGGTTGCACAGCACGTTCACCGACATCGCTTAATTCGTTACCCCATACAATACTACATCCGCCAGCAACTAACCTCATAGGTACTCCTTGATACGTTTGTCGTCCCACCCATGAGCCCGCGCCAATTCTTTAAGATCTTTTTTGTCATTGAGTTGTGCCATTAAGGCAATGTCATCTATTTTGGCATGTGGATAAAGTTCACGCAAGAACTTTTCTGCTCGGTTATTGCCGCCTTCCTTCTTCTTGGCTGCAAGCCATGTGTGCCTGTGTGTGCCCATTCCGGGACTTACAGTCGTGGCCAGTAGCCACTGTAGTTTTTTATGTTGTGTGCCCGAGATGTCAAAGAAGTGTTTGTTTAATCTTTCGTTAACACTCATTAAGTAATAGGCCTGTAAATCTGCGTCGCCGTCTACTACACTGCCCCAACGTATCATTAAGAATGGTGCGAACTTTTTCTTTTCTTCGGTGGTCAAACTGTCGTAGAACGTACGATCCTTACGATCAAATACTTGCATTTCGTTGGCTATACTTAGTTTATCCATGTTCTCGTTTCAAGTTATAGTATACTATAGCACGTTCTAGTAATTCCTGCAAGCCTGCATCTGTTCGAGCCATTTGGTGAATCTCGCCCCACATCTTTTGTTCTCTTATGTGATCAATCAAGGGCCTGCCATCTACTGTTCTATTGTCTTGGTACAGTTCGCGTTCGCTAGTTCCGGGCAAACGACGATAGATAGTACCTCCACCATCCGGACTTTCAAAAATATCGCTCATCGCTGTCTATTTTCGTCCCGAATTCGTTTGGCCATTTCTGGACTGTACTGCGGCAACGCTTCTTCTTTGTCTTTGGTTTTGCTGTTTTCCAATCGAGCAGTACGTGCTCTAAGTTCACTACTACTGTAATCATGTGTGCGTTTGTGGTAGTGTAGGTCGATACCGTTGTCGATACAGTATTGTTTGCCTGTAAAATCTCTGTTGGCATATTCTTCACTAAGGAAACGAATATCTATCCGTTGTGTTTGTAGCATTTGCAACAAATCATATTCAGTATCATATACTAGAATTTCATCTACATACCGGCAGGCCTGTAGTTGTACATAACGCTCGTATGTGCTTTGTATGGGCTTGTTTTTAATGCCCGGGCGATCAATTGTGGGGTCTGTTTGTAGAGCTACAATCAAGTAATCACAAAGTTGCTTTTCCATTTTTAACATTGTGACATGTCCGGTGTGCAACAGATCAAAACTACTGCAATTAAATCCAATTTTCATATATCACCAAATTTTATTATAGTCTACTACTTCACTTTGTCTGCTAATGTCTTTGACAAAGTATACACACATGGGGCCTTCAATGCCTTCTTGTAACGGAACTGCCAACATCTGCCCAGGCTTTAACTTAGGGAAATACCATTTGACATCTTGATAAATGTC